CTCGCTTCTCCCATACGTCACTGTCAAGTTCAGGATCCCTGGACTCCACAGTGGCGGACGGTGGCATGGCCACCGAAGCCTTGGCAGATATTCTGCCTTGGGCACGCAATCCCCCTGTGGGGGATGAAGAGTACCGGCATGGCCGGACTGTAAAGATCTTGTCCAATGGGGCGCTGCCCCGATGGAAACACTTCTCTTCTGCACCAGGGATGCAGAATTCCTTTCCGAGAAACTCGGAAAGGTACTGGACGGCAAAGTAGAACTTTGGGGTGCTGACGATCATCTCGGTGAGATGATTTACTCTGCTGCTCAGTATTACTGGCGGCAGCACCAGAAAGAGGCAAAGCCTATTTCTGTACGCCAGGTGACAGTGTCAGAACCTGGCGGTAAGGCCCGCATCGTTACGTGCGGGCCGTGGTGGCTGCAAGTTGTACAACAACCCACATGCCATCTACTTTGCGAGATTCTCGCAAAGCATCCAGCAGCGCATAGCGTTATGCTGAGAGCTGACCAGGCGTGGCAAAGCCTATCCGTCTGGCAGAACTACCCTCAGGACCATCTAATAGACGGTCACTGGGTACTGTCGTCCGATTTGAAATCGGCGACTGACACCATCGATTACAAAGTAGCCGATGCGGAACTCTATGGCTTCTGTGAAGCCATAGGTTACCTTGAGCTTTATGAAAGCATCAAGGAGTTCGCCAGCCCTAGGCTGGTTCACATGCCTTCGCATGAACTATTAGTCACAGCGAGAGGCATTCCGATGGGAGAGCCCATGGCAAAGCCATGTCTCATCCTTCTCGGTCTTTGCGTAGAGCGAATCGCTCTGGCAAAGTTCCTTAGGGTTCCTATCCTGACAATGTTAGGAGGTATCCCTAAGTGGAGAGTGTTCCATTTGGGCGGCGACGACCACGTTGTGGCCGGCCCCAAAGGATATCTCGATGGTATCACCCGCGAGCATCGCCGCGTCGGTGGTATTCCGTCTCTGGGCAAGCACGGCCTGTCCAGAACTGCAGTAGTCTACACTGAGAAACTACTGTATTTCAAGGGAATGAAGATTAACATTCCCCAGAAGGAAGTAGACAACGTCTACGACCAGTCCATCTTTATTGATTCAATAAAGATTCGCAACCTCTCTCCTTTTAGGAAGGGGTGTGAAAGAGAAAACGAAGTTTCCTCTTACATTGGCAAGTGCAAAGCAGTTGCCAATTCCTGCATGTACCTAAAAGGTAACATGAAGGTGAAAGGTAGGATATCAATATCCCGCCTTGTGTTCAGGTTCCGTAGGTTCCTGCCAACGCCACAAAGGCGGACGCTGTCCGCTATAGTGGCGATGCCCCCAAGCCTGGGAGGTTTGGGGTTATCTGTCAACGTAGAACGTTCGGCAGAAAAGCTCCCGGAAATATTCCGGAAAGCTTACCGTGCCATCTTAGATGGCAAGGACACCGAATTTAAAATTCGGAGTGTACTCACTGGCATGTGGAAACCACACGCCAGGAGAAATGTGAGAATCGACGATTTCTCACAGTTGTTCAAGGACCAAGTCCTAGAACAGTGGGGATCCAAAGACATTGTCTGGGTCCGAGAGAAATTTGACCCATCGGGCCAAATGTCGAACGCCCGGCTAATAGCCGAGGCGAGGAACCATGACATCTATACTATAGATGCCATGGACGCCCTCGTAGAAAAGCCTTACATTGTAAGGAAACTTCTCGAGGGGAAACAGGACGACTTCTCATTGAGAGTCGTACCGATACGCGTGCGCGTTTCGCGCGCGTGGGAAAGACTAGAGGCATTGCCTATAGTCACGGAAAGCGAGGCTATTAGCTTCGCCGACGTACCATTGGCTAGCAAAGCTGCCAAGGAACTCAGGTTCGTTGACCTGAGCGAGATTACCACAGCCGGGTTTGACCCGCTGGGCAACGCCATCGATGAAACCAGCGACGAAGTCGACTGGAGTGCAGTGGAATTCAAAGATATTCCACTTAAACAGTTGATCCTATTAGGATCACCTGGATTGTCCATCACAATGTGATGGTCCTCTGCTAATCCGCACGGGCGGTTGGCTGAGGTTGGGGGATTCGCGCCCTGCGGGCGCGTCTGAAGGCGGGCATGGCCCGCCTACCCCTCCTCACTCAGCCGCTCGCCGTCCTCCTACCCCGAAGGGCGGGCGGTGATGCAGACTTCGCTTGTCGAG